ACAAAAGTTGTATAAATAAAATAGTGAATGCCGTAAGGGTTCACGTTAACTTAAATCTTGCTTTACTTAAAGGAGATAACCTATGACAAGATTACATACCATACCGCAAGACCCATTTTTTGTTGGATTAGATCGAATCTTTGATCGAATGCATGCCAGTAACCTTACTGACAAACAACAAAACTATCCACCCTATAACATCATCAAGACAGACGATTACAGTTATGTGATCGAGTTGGCACTTGCCGGATTCACGGAAGATCAACTAGACATTATTGTTGAAGATGGCGTTCTACACGTAACAGGCGATCCGCTTGATTCAATTGATCGTGACTATATCCACAAGGGTATTTCAGGTCGTAAGTTCAAACGATCATTCACGCTTGCTGATACTGTAGAAGTTAAAGGTGCGGATTTCGTAGACGGAGTTCTTAGCATCTCACTTGAAAATGTAATTCCAGACGAAGAGAAACCTCGTAAGATTAGTATCGGATCTGGTAAGAAGGAGTTCCTCACCGAGGATTAAACTCCGGTTGACAAGACACTGGTTTTGTTGTATAATGATGTAAACGTGACGTAATTTGCTTTGGAGAATGATTTGAGTTTCTATACCTGTGTTAATCGCTTCGGTAATTCTATTCTTGTTAGAGGATATACCGCTGAAGGAAAACCCTTCACAAGAAGAGTAAAGTACAAACCTACTTTGTATTTGCCTTCTCAAAATCCTACAACAGAATGGAAAGGTATTGACGGCACACCCGTTGAACCATTTAAACTGGATACGATGGCAGATGCGAAAGAGTTTGTCGCTGAGCATTCTGATATTTCTAATCTTCAGGTGTTCGGCAACGGAAACTTTGTTGCTCAGTTTGTTCAAGAGGCATTCCCGGGAAAAATTAAACATACCAGGTCGTTTATAGATGTCGGCAATATTGACATTGAGGTCGCTTCAGATGATGGTTTCCCGGAACCTAATGAAGCGGCCCACCCTATCATATCAATCGCATATCTCAGTAGCAAGAGCAAAGTGTTTCATGTTTGGGGTTTAGGTGACTATGATATTTCAAAAGGTCAAGAGTTACTGGCTGGTGATCATAAGGATCATTTAATTCAGTATCGTAAATGCGAATCAGAACATGAACTAATGGAGAAGTTTTTATTCTTCTGGGAACGCAACGCTCCCGATGTAGTTACAGGTTGGAATGTTCGACTATTCGATATTCCTTACATTGTTAATCGTGTTAAGAATATCATGTCTGAAAGCGACACAAAACGATTGTCGCCGTTCAAGGTTGTTAATTACAGACAAGTCGGAATCAAAGGCAAGTCACTTGATGCGTATGAGATCTATGGCGTTCAGCAAATGGATTATTACGACATCTTTCAGAAGTTCGGATACTCCTACGGAACACAAGAATCATACACGCTAGATCATATCGCAAGTGTTGTATTAGGTGAACGCAAACTATCCTATGAGGAGTTTGGTACACTTCATTCATTGTACAAACACGATCATCAAAAGTTCATTGACTACAACATTCGAGACGTATTACTCGTTGATGCGCTTGATAAGTATCTTGATCTTCTTGATCTTGCGATGATTGTTGCCTACAAAGGTGGCGTGAATTATATGGATTCGTTTGGTACAACGGCAATATGGGATTCGTTAATATATCGTTATCTTGATGATCGAAAGATTGCTGTTCCGCCATCCAAACCATCTGAACGTGGTGACTATCCTGGCGGTTATGTAAAAGAACCTCATGTGGGTATGACTGATTGGGTAACCTCATTTGATTTAAGTTCACTGTATCCTAGTTTGATTGTTCAATATAACATGAGTCCTGAAACGCTTGTTGAGAACGGTCCTGTGTTACCCGCAGGTGTTGATTATTATCTTAAGTATTGCAACTCACCTGATTCACCTCCTCACAACGAAGATGTTGAATATGCAGTTGCTGCTAATGGTTCATGTTATCGTAAAGATCAACGAGGACACTTGCCCGACATCATTATCGGGTTGTATGACGAGCGTAAGGCGGTTAAACGTCAGATGTTGGATACTAAACAAGTATATGAAAAAACCAACACTCGTGAGTTAGCAAGAGAGATAAATAAATTAGATAACACTCAAATGGCTGTTAAGATTTTGCTTAACTCATTATATGGTGCATTAGGTAATCAATACTTCCGATATTACGATCTTCGTGTTGCAGAAGGTATTACATTGTCGGGACAACTTGCAGTTCGATGGGCAGAAGAGTCTATGAACGCAAGTATGAATAAGATACTGGGCACCGATAAAGATTACGTTATCGCAATGGATACTGACTCGATCTATGTCAATATGGGTCCGTTAGTTGAAAAGGTTAATCCTACCGATCCTGTGAAGTTTATTGATGAAGCATGTCAGCAAAGGTTTCAACCAATGCTACAGAAATCATATGATGATATGTTCACAATGATGAATGGATTTGAAAACCGCATGGTTATGGAACGAGAGGCGATTGCTGACAAAGCAGTATGGACAGCAAAGAAACGCTACATAATGAATGTTCATAATAATGAGGGTGTTCAATATGCAGAACCCAAGGTAAAGATTCAAGGCATTGAAGCGGTGAAGTCGTCAACACCTATGGTCGTGAGAGACAAGTTCAAAAAAGCATACAAAATTATATTGACATCGACTGAAGATGAATTACAAAAATTCGTGGCAAACTTTTATGACGAGTTTGTCAATCTAGGACCTGAGGATGTGTCATTTCCACGAGGAGTATCGAACGTGAAGAAGTGGACAGATCGCAGTATGATTTACAAGAAAGGGACACCTATACATGTTAGAGGTGCCTTGTTGTTCAATCATCATCTTCAGAAAAACGGATTAGATAAGAAGATGGAAAAGTTAACTAACGGAAATAAAGTTAAGTTTTGTTATCTCAAGCAACCTAATCCTATCATGGAAAATGTTATATCATTTCCTCAATTCCTTCCAAAGGAGTTAGGACTGCATGAGTTCATTGACTATGATACACAATTTGAAAAGACGTTTAAAGATCCGCTCAAAATGATTACAGATAGCATTGGGTGGGAACTTGAGAAACGCAGTACATTGGAATCATTTTTTATATGAAATTATCACTGAATTTAGAATTAGACACGGACAATGTTAATGATGTTGAGAAGGTAGAGCAACTATTATTGATGTTGGAAAAATTAAAAGCATTAATGGAACAAACGGAGAAGTAGCATGTCAGACATATTTGACTTTGGATTCACTGCTGTTGATGAGGATGAATTAGCATCCGTACAGGAAGCGAGTCAAGAGGCACAGAAAGCATCGCAGGAAGCAGGATCTGTGCAAGATAAACTAGACAAGTTGTATAACGCAATGACACCTTTGCTTAACAACTTAAAAGCGAACCCGGAAAAAGAATACATCCTTTGGCCTAATCGCACAGACAAGATCGAGCAGTTTGAAGATCATTTACGTAAAATATATAATGGTTGACAGAAATCCTATTTGATGATATAATGTATGACTATTGCGACAATAATATGAGAAGGAGATAGAATGTCTTTATTAGAGAAGTTACAAAAGAATTCAACAATCAAAATGACAGCACCCTTGATGGATTCGAAAGTATTTGGTAAGAAAGAGATGGCACCGACACCTGTGCCTATGGCGAATGTTGCTTTATCAGGACGACTTGATGGCGGATTAGTGCCCGGGTTGTTGATGTTAGCGGGTCCGTCAAAACACTTTAAGTCAGCATTTGCATTGTTGATGGCAGCAGCGTATCAGAAGAAATATCCTGATGCAGTTATATTATTTTATGATTCAGAGTTTGGTACACCACAATCATACTTTGAATCGTTTGGTGTTGATTTGGATCGTGTTATTCATACACCGATCACTGATGTTGAGCAGTTGAAGTTTGATATTATGCAACAGTTAGGCAATATCGACAAGAAAGATCGTGTTTGTGTTGTTATTGATTCTATTGGTAACCTTGCTTCTAAGAAAGAAGTTGATGATGCACTTGACGGCAAATCAGTTGCAGATATGTCTCGTGCGAAACAAATGAAGTCATTATTTAGAATGGTGACACCGCATTTGAATTTGAAAGACATTCCTTTGATTGCTGTGAATCACACATACAAAGAGATCGGATTGTATCCTAAGGATGTTGTGTCGGGCGGTACAGGTGCATATTATTCTGCTGATGCGATTTGGATTATTGGTCGTCAACAAGAAAAGGTTGGCACTGAGATTGAAGGTTATCACTTCATCATCAATATTGAAAAGTCAAGACATGTTCGTGAGAAGTCGAAGATTCCCATTACTGTTACCTTTGATGGCGGCATCTCGAAGTGGTCAGGTTTGATGGATGTCGCAGAAAAGATGGGTTACATACATAAACCTAAAGTTGGTTGGTATGAAGCAATGGATCCCGATACAGGTGAAGTATTGACTGATAAATTGATGCGAGCAAAAGAAATTGCGAACAATGGCGAGTTCTGGAACATGATGATGGAAAAGACAAACTTTGCTGAAGCAATACGCAAATTCTATTCCGTAGGCGGCACACCATTGATGACTGATGAGGAATCTGCATAGCATGATTGAGTCAACTATCCTTGCCGGATTGTTAAACAATGAAGAGTACACAAGAAAGGTTCTTCCTTTTCTGACTACTGATTATTTTGATAATTATTCAGAACGTCTAGTGTATGAAACTGTAGATAATTATGTCAATGAATACAACGGGCTTCCCACAAAGGATGCCCTGCGTATCATTATTGATGAGAATTCAAGCATCAATGAGACACAATATTCTGAAGCAGTTTCGATCATTGACAAACTAGAGTATGATGAAAAGACAGATTTAGATTGGTTGGTTGACAAGACAGAAAAGTTTTGTCAAGACAAAGCAGTTTACAACGCTGTTCGTGAATCAATCCTTGTGCTTGACGGTGCTCATGATGACAAGGATAAAGGTTCTATTCCGGAAATGCTTGCTGAAGCATTAGGCGTTTCATTCGACAACGCTGTTGGTCACGATTTCCTTGAGGATGCTGATAGTCGATTTGATTTCTATCATAAGAAAGAGGATAGGGTTCCTTTTGATCTTGAATTGATGAACAAGATTACTAAAGGTGGATTGGCACGTAAATCATTGAGCATTGCACTTGCAGGCACAGGTGTAGGTAAAACATTGTTTATGACTCATTGTGCATCAGCGGCATTGATGGAAGGTAAGAATGTTCTTTACATCACAATGGAAATGGCAGAAGAAAAGATTGCAGAACGAATTGATGCAAACTTGCTTGATGTCACTCTTGATACATTAGGAGAGATGCCTAAGGATTCATATGATAAGAAGATGGCGAGAGTCAAGAAAAAGACAACAGGTAAGTTAATCATCAAGGAATATCCTACTGCATCAGCAGGGTCAGCGCACTTCCGTCATCTTATAAACGAACTTAAACTAAAGAAAAACTTTCATCCTGATATTGTGTATATTGATTACTTGAACATCTGTATGTCATCTCGTATTCGTATGGGAGCGAACGTAAACTCTTACACATTGATCAAAGCGATTGCAGAAGAACTTCGTGGGTTGGCAGTTGAATGTAACGTGCCTATCGTATCAGCGACACAGACAACACGATCAGGTTATGGCAATTCAGATATAGGTTTGGAGGACACATCAGAATCATTTGGTTTGCCTGCGACCGCTGACTTCATGTTCGGTTTGATTTCAACTGAGGAACTTGAATCGTTAGGTCAATTGATGATCAAGCAGTTGAAGAATCGATGGGGTGACCTCGGAGCATTAAAACGATTTGTTGTAGGCATTGACAGATCAAAAATGCGATTGTTTGATGTTGAAGAATCGGCGCAAACACTTGTAAGTGATACGCCAGTATTTGATAACACTCAAGCGGGTGCTAGATTACAGATGGAAAACTTTGGGTCATCGCCGAAAGGTAAAAAGTCAAAGTTTGACGAGTTTGTTTAAGACAGTAAAAAGGCGTTAGGACTTTCATCTTAACGCCTCTTTAGCACCCTAGCGTGGTCGAGCACAACCCCAGTGGCATATAAAATGCTACCCCGACTATTCCTTCTGTGAAATTTGATTTTATTCTTATTGTCACACTTGCCTCTTGCGTAATTAAACACATGCACACGCACCCATGCGTTATATTTATATAATGTAAATTTCGTCATTTATTAAAAAACCGGTTGACATTATTTTCAAATCTGTTATAATAACGGTATGATTTATGATTATGATGGTAAACCAAGAAATCTCAAGAAACTTGTGCTTGAAGAAGCACTTGCCTACGCAAAGAAGTATCTCAAATTAAGTGATGCATCATATGTGTTGATCGAGTTCACAAAGGATTGTGATGCTTTCGGTTACGCTCATGATGAAGGCGATCACGACTATCACATTGAAATAAACAAAACCTATAATGTATCCTTGATGCTCGGAACCTTGTTTCACGAGTTAACCCACATTCAGCAGTATGAGAGCGGTCGTCTTGTAATAACTCATGGTGAAGATCCTGATGTGTGGGAAGGATTGCTTGTCACGGCATCATATGATGATCAACCTTGGGAACAGGAAGCATTTGATTTAGAGACGAAAATGCTAAGAAACTTTAAACGAAACTTTAAAAAGAAGTATAACTACGCTATATGAATATTTTTATATTGAATGAAGATCCTATCATTGCTGCTAAAGAGCAGTGCGACAAACATGTGGTTAAGATGATTGTCGAGTCAGCACAAATGCTATCAACAGCACACAGAATGCTTGACGGAAACTATTGTAAACGACCATCTGTATCAGGCAAGACGATGAGTTCATATTGGGAACTTGACGATAGTCGTGAAAGTAAATTGTACAAAGCAGTTCATATGGGACATCCTTGTA